CACCATACTTTAGTACTTTCTAAGGATTAGTGATATACTTATAGTGTGAATACTTTAAGTGTAGAAAAAAAGGAACTAGCGCCTGGTATTTTTCTATACAAAAACATTGATTTGTTCATGGATAATGAAATAAATACAATAGAAAGTCTGGGACTTTTAGAAAAAACAAAATGGCAAGAGTCTTATGCAATTATTAATGGAGAAAAAATAGTAAATAAAGAAATAAGAGATTCTAACTCTTTTATATTAAAATTTATTAAAGATAATGAAAAAGATTTAGATGCTAATTCTTTAGGGTATAGTTTTTCTAAAAAAATATTTAAAGCAACTAGCCCATATTTAGAAGATTATCAAAAACATTTTGGTGCTATACTAGATAATGAGCATGAAGATTATCGCATTATTAAATATACAGTAGGACAAAAATTTGGAATACATATAGATGATGGGATATTATATAGAAGAATCTCTACTATATATTATTTAAATGATGACTACGAGGGAGGGGAAATAAACTTTCCACGCTTTAATTTGTCTTACAGGCCAAAAGCAAAAGATTTTCTAGTTTTCCCATCAAACTTTATGTATAGTCACTATATTTCTGAAATAACAAAAGGCACAAGATACTGCATAGTAAATTGGAAAAAATAATGAATAAACAAATAGATATCCCCCATAAATTTTTTATAAAAGATCTAGACAGTGATTTAGATATTTTATCTAAAGAACTTCTGCTTAGGTATGATAAAATAAAAAAAGCAGAAATGTTTGGTATTATGCCACTATCGGATCAGGAAATATGGAAAGAATCAAATAGTGTTTCAACTATGAAGTGGAGAGAGTATAACGTTTTTCAATTTCATATTGAAGAAATCTATAATCTTTACGAGGCAATATCAGAAATGACAAAAGAAGCTTGTGATTGGTATAACCTAGACTTTAAAAAAAATAAGTATATGATTCAGGGATGGTTTAATGTTAACTATGCAAATAGCGGAAAGCTAGGATGGCATCTTCATAAAGATCAGAAGGCACCCCTTTTCCATGGCTACTATTCTGTAAATGCTGAGCCATCCCATACAGATTATATGATAAACAATAGCCCAGTATCGATTAATAACATAAACAATAGAGCTATACTTTCTGAATCGGGACAACTCCATCAAATGGGAGATTGGGAATGGGCGGGACCAAGAATTACAGTTGCATACGATGTTAGGCCGTTGGAAAATCTTAAGCAAGAAGCAATGCAACACGAACAGCATTGGATACCATTGTTATGAGTGATATATCTAAAAATATTGTTATCGCTGGCGGTGGAGCAACTGGTTGGCTATCTGCGTTAATATTAAAAAATAATTTTCCAGAACACAATATTTCTATTATTAAAAGTGATCAGGTTGGGATTATTGGAGTAGGGGAATCACTAACTTCAGAATTTACACAAAATCTTATTGATCTGGATATAGATGTAGTTGATTTTATAAAAAGCACAAGTGCTTCTGTAAAAGTAGGAATTAAATATAGTGGTTGGCGCAATGATGAAAAAGATTACCATAATGTTTTTATTACTCAAGACTATTTTGATATAAATAAAGAAATTGATAATAAAATTGAAAATGAGATACCTTTAAGAATATTTCCTTCAATTATAGATAATCAAAATCTTGATAATTACAGTATTGGTACAGAAATTTTAAACAAAAATCTTGTTCCTTTTGAGTCTGAAATTATGGATAGCACTAAGTTTAAAGAGGTTAAATCTTTAACAAAGTATGCTTTTAATGTAGATGCTAAAAAGCTTGCAGAATTTTTAGAAAAAGAAGGTATAAAAAGAAAAATTGTTATCCATGAAGGACTTATAAATACCATAAAGCAAGACACTGATGGATACATTACCAATATTATTCTTGATAATGGTAAAGATATTCCATCTGATTTTGTTTTTGACTGCACAGGTCTTTCAAGAAAAATAATTGGAGAACACTTTAAATCTACCTGGATAGATTTATCTAAAAGTTTACCATGTAAAAAAGCAATTGCATTTTTTTTAGAAAATGAAAGCAATACAATTAACCCTTATGTTACCGCTTCTGCTATGGATTATGGATGGATGTGGCATACGCCGCTTCAACATAGGGTTGGATGTGGATACGTATTTGATCCCAAGTATATAAATGAAGACGAAGCCAAAAAAGAAGTAGAAAAAAAGCTAGGGTATGAAATTAAAATACAAAGAGTTTTAGATTTTAATGCTGGCTATTATTCTAAAACTTGGATCAAGAATTGTATTTCTTTAGGAATGTCAGCAGGATTTCAGGAACCACTAGAAGCTCTTACAATATTCCAAGGTTCTGTAGCATTAAAGTTTGTAATAAAAGATTTTGAAAGAATGTTGTCTTGTAATGAAGACTACATTGAGAAATACAATATCTTTGTAGCAGGATCAATGGATAAAACTGCTGGATTTATCTATTTGCACTATATGACAGATAAAACTAATTCAGATTTTTGGAAAAATTTTACAAAAAATAATGTTATGCCAAATCACTTAAAAGAACAGTTTAATAATATAAATAAAGAAATATTAACCTATAAGGTTAGCGGTAGCTATGCGGTAAGTCCATACAACTACTACAGTATCATGTATCCAAAAGGCTTTATTAATACAAAAATAATAAAAGATTTTTGTGATACACTAGATATAGACAAGCTTGTTGAAAAAAATAATGAATATTTTAACGAAAAAAGAGAACGTTTAGACAGATTAACTACTCATTATGATTTTCTAAAAAACATAGGAGCATTAAGTGATTAAGTATTTAGTAGTAGGTCTTGAGGCTAGCACAACCAGGGTAGTATCTCAAATAATAGCTTCTAATCTAAACATTATTGATGAGTACTGGCAATGGGATGGTCATGATCAAGTTAGTGATGATAGGTTTTTGGTTGTACACAAAAGTCTGCCTTATGGAAAGCCTGAAAATGATGTAGAGCCAAGAAAGTCTTTTCCAAGCATAGATTACATTAAAGAGTTCGATTATGTGGTAATGGTTACCAGAGATTGGCACTGTGCCTTGGCATCTAAAGTTAAATATCAGCAGCCAAATAAAAAAAATGCTCATGTAGAAAATCGTGAAGGCATTGACTTAATGAGAAAAATCCTGGAAGACTTGGACAATGTTTATTTATTTTCGTATGAGTCTGCATTCTTACTTCAAGACTCATATATAAAAAATTTTTTAAGTTCTATAAATATAGAATTAAGTAAAAACTTAGTGATAAAAGATATAAATGAAAAATACTTTAACTTAAATAAGCTAGTTTTAGAATATCTAAAAGATAAGATATAATATTTTATAAAAATGAATAATAAAAAAATATTAATTAGTATTGTTAATTATTGTGATCCAGAATTCTATAACACAGTTAAAATTTTATGGGATACAGCAGAAAAAAAAGAGAACCTAATATTCTCTCTTGTTTCAGAAGATTATAAAGAATATGACTTTCCTTTTATTCCAGAGGGACAGATGGTGTATAAACACTTTGATCCCAGTATTTATAGGGGTGGCTTATGTTGGGCAAGAAATTTAGCAACTAAGCCTGGAATAGAGTATGACTATTTAGTTCAGTTTGACTCCCACACACATGCATTACTGGGATGGGATACTAAAGTAATTTCAGATTATAATAAAATATTAAAAATAAAAAATACAAATTTTATACTTTGTTATGCTCCACCACCATATGAAATTTTAGAAGATGGTTCGATAAACATAAATATAGAGCCTAAGATATCTAAAACAGCAAATAACTATGAAAGTTTAGTTCCAGGATTCCTATTTCCAAAATATAGAGAAATGAGTTTAGAAGAAGTATCCTTAACTTATTGGCCAACCTGTGCTTTTTTATTTGCGCCTAAAGCGTGGGTAGATCAGGTAGGCTTTAATGAAAAATCTGCTTTTAATACAGAAGAGATAGATTTGGCACTTAATACATTTTATAAAGGATGGAGCATCTATAGTATTGGGGCAAGAGATGTTTTTCATAATACTTCCCATAGGCAATCAAATGGATCTTATACAAGGTTTGAGCATAGACCTTGGGCAGACGAAAGAAAAGAACATTATTGGCAGCACACAAAAGAAGCAACTGATTACACCGCAAGATTGCTTTCTGGAAAAGAGCATATTCCGATTAAGGTATTAAAAATTTTTTTTGACCTAACTAAACTAAATATAAAATATTTAAAATATGATCCAGATTATTATTATCATATTAAAACATCAAGCTCACCATTTGATCACGTAGCAATGCCACCAAGAAAAGATATACTTTCTTATCAAAACAAATTAATGGAACATCCCCTAGTGTGATACAATTATATAATGAACCTAAAAAATATAAATAAAATAATTTTTAAATCATATAGGCCGTGGCTCACTAAAGAAAGTGTTTCAGCTCCATCTTCTACACAAGATACAATCCCTGATTGGTATAAAGATGCTGACAGATTTGCAAAAAATCCTTATACTAATGAATATTATAGTGCTACAAAAGAAGTATGTCCTTTTCCTAAAGAAGGCACAACGGATGATTATGGAAAGATACCAACATGGAAAGCCTGCCCATCCTTAATGGATTCTTTCATAACTGGATATGTATTAAAAACTCCATCCGCCTTAACATTTTTTAAAAATGGAAACGGAACAATTGATGTAAAAGTACATGATGAAAAGCATCAAGATTTTTGCACCAAAAGACTACCAATGCCACAATTCCAACACCCATCAGGCTATTACAAAGATCATTTTGCTTGGTCTCCAGACTGGGGTTTGGAAGTTCCAGAAGGGTATAGTTGTTTATACATGACTCCAATGAATAGATTTGATTTGCCATTTTTGAATACAACAGGAATTGTTGATAACGACAAGGTACATATCTCTGGCTCATTTCCATTTTTTATAGTTGATGGATGGGAAGGAACAATTCCTGAAGGAACTCCATATATGCAAATTTTGCCATTTAGAAGAGAAAATTGGGAACATGAAATAGAGACTCAAGATGAAAAAACAATTTATGGTAAAATGGTAGAGAACATGCAATTTTATCGAAAACCAGACGGCGGAATATACAAAAACAAAGTTTGGTCTAAAAGAGACTACAAATAAAAGGGGAATCTATGAAAACTTGGACAGATAAACAAAGTTTGGGAAATGGCATTGTTTTATATAAAAATGTCATAAAAAAAGAACTTGATGTTATTAATAGGCTTGAGTCTAACATTAGTGCAATTGATAGCAATGAAACCTATACCTGGAGACCAGCATATGTTGGATATCAACAGCTTATGCCAGAATATAGAGATTGTCAAGATTTTAAGTTTAGGAAAGAAGATATAGCACATGACCCAAGCGAAAAGTCTTTGGCGCTTCAATCTCTGTGGCAAGATTTGTACGATGTTCAATTTCAAGCAGTAGAGGATTATCGCAAAGATCACAACATTATGGATCTCAAATATTGGGAAGCTTTTAATTTTATAAAGTATGGTCCAGGGCAACATTTTATGGAGCATCATGATCATGGGTTTTCTTATAACTGTACAGTTTCACTGGTAGCCTATGTTAACGATGATTATGAAGGTGGAGAGCTTTACTTTAGGCTACAAGATTTAAAAGTTAAACCAGAAGCGGGAGATCTGTTTATTTTTCCATCAAATTATATGTATCCCCATCAGGCTATGCCTGTACATTCGGGCAACAAGTACTCAATAGTTACAATGCTTGATTATAGTAAAAAATTTCATACTCCAGAAATGTATGATCCCAAATGGGATAATGAGTAATGCAAGTAAAAGCTTACAAAGATCCATCAGTTAGGGTAAAGATAGAGCAAACTCATGTAAAAAGAGATTGGATGGATAATACTGGAGGGGCACACGCATACAAGTGTTTTCCAGTTACTCTTGCTAATACCCTTGGGTGGTCTATATCTTTCATGGATGATATAGAGTTTATCTGGGATGGAATTTCTGAGTCCCAAGACTGCCATGTAAAAATAATTAAAGATCCAGGAAATGTATGTACTACATCAAGAGGAAATGGAACAATTAGTTTTTACACAGGTATTTTTTTTGAAACAGATGAGAATACAACAATGTTACAAATTGTTCCTCCTAATTATTTTATAGATGGAGCAACCCCATTTACTAGCTTAATTTCTACATCATTTTTTAATGATGCAATCCCCGTAGCTTGGATGATCACAAGAGCAAACTCCGTAATCAGAATTCCTGCTGGAACTCCAGTAGCAACGTTTATTCCTGTATCTATTAAAAAATTAAATGAGGCTGAGCTAGTCATTGAAGATAAAATATTTTCAGATGATTTTTATAAAAATAGAGAAGAAAAGGCCAAAGTATGGGCAGAAAAAAGCAAGGACGGATTTACTAATTTTTATAGAGATGCAGTAGACTATGATGGGACTAAAATGGGTGCACATGAGGCTAAATCTATAAAGCTTAAAATTGATGATTTTTCTAGAACCCGAACAACACTCTCACCAGATATGCCAGAGTCACAGAAAAACCCAAAGGAATGATATAATATAAATATGAAAAATATTAATGTAGACCAGCCAGTAGGTACAGGTAAATCTATTACTCCTTCAGGTTTTTTTGGAAACAGCAAAGATATGATTGTTGAATTAGAAAATTTTATGACTCAAGAAGAAATAGAGTTTTTAGAAAAATCTGCAAAATCAATTACGATTTGGGATGTAACAGAAACTGAAAAAAATGAAAATGGCACTGTAACCTATGATTCTGACTATTGGAAAGATAGGGTTGCAACAAGAAGGTCTTTAGATAAAAATGATTTATCAATTGGCCCCGTAATCGCTGGACTTTTTGAAAGACTAAAACCAGTTATTGAAAATTTTTATAATGTAAAAGTTGTTCCAACAGGAGAAACTATCGTTAGGTGGCTCCCAGGACAATTTCAAAATCCCCATGCCGATAAAGAATTGCATGATGGTCCAGATGCAGGAAAGCCAAACAGTTTTCCTAAATATGACCTTTCTAGTTTATTTTATTTAAACGATGACTATGAGGGTGGAGAACTATATTTTCCACTACAGCAAGTTCAGTTTAAACCTAAAAAAGGAGCAGCATACTTTTTTCCAGGAGACATGAATTACATTCATGGTGTTACTGAGATTAAAAATGGAGTTAGATATACATGTCCATTTTTTTGGGAGATACTGGAACATACTGGAGAGCCTAATGTTAGATAATCTTGTATACGAAAAATTTGATCAAAATATTTATGTTTATAAAAATTTGATTACCGAACCACAAGATCTTGTAAATATATTAAAAGATTCAGAACAAAACCCATCCTCTAGTTTTATTTTTAAAGACTGGAGCAAGTGGGGATCTTTTGGAACTTACATGAATGCGGGATCAATACCAGAAGATAATCCTGATTTAATAAATAACAAAAGATATCAAAAAGAAAAATTTTATAAAAAAGAAATTTTGGATGCTTTTGAAATTGCAACTGGTCATTTTTTAAAAAAGCATGATATAGAAGTAGAAGACTATTGGACAAAAATGGGTCCGTCGTATTGTAGATATGATCAAGATGTTATTATGCATCCAGAAGATGTTGCAGGCAATCTAACAATGACTTATCACACAGACTACCAGTGGGCGGAATTTGATTCATCTAAGCCAAAATTTGCATTAACCTGCACAATGTACCTAAATGATGACTATGAAGGTGGAGATGTTGTGTTTAAGTTAATGAAAAACGAAGAAAGACAAACATATATTCCTGTTGCAGGAGATGTTGTTGTTTTCCCTTCAGGGCATCCAAAACTTTTGTCAGAAAATGGTGTGTATTTTCATGGGGTTACAGAAATTAAAAATAACGATAAATACTTTATAAGATATTTTTATTTATTGCCAGGAGAGCCATCAGAAGATTGGTTAGAATTAGAAAAAAAGTATGGATCTAAAGAATGGAATGATTTATATGAAAAAACAATTGTTCAAGACAGATTGGAAAAGGGTTTAAATAATGATAATAGAAAACTTAAATAAAGAAGATTTTAATTACCTAAAAGATGAGCCAAACACAAAAGGCAATCTTGGAGTTAGTTATAACAGAATTGTAGAAATTCCAAATTTTATTTCAGATGATACTGCAGAGTCTATGGTAAAATATTTTAACTTTTGTGAAGAGCAATGGGGTCCTATAGCTTTTTATGGTTCAAAAGGAATGGGGCTGCCAGCAGAAGATGAAAACTTTGCTAAATTTGGACTTCAAGAAAGATTTTTTGAAACACTAAGAAATAAATTTAAAGAAGCCGTTGAGATAGTTTTTGAAGAAGAGGTTAGGCCAAATACTTCACATGCTCAAAAATGGGATGTAGGAGGATTTGCTAATCCACACTCAGATAACTCAGACAAAGATGGCGTTCCTAGTGCTTTTGCAATTAATAAGTATGTTGGCATTTTATACTTAAATGATAACTATGACGGTGGCAATCTGTATTTCCCTGAACATGATATTTCTTTTAAGCCTAATAAAAATTCTTATTATGTTTTTTGTGGAGGGGTTGAAAATATTCACGGGGTTACAGAGATATTGTCTGGAACTAGATACACAATGGTTTCCTTTTGGGACTACAAAGATGCTGAATATGATCAAGATACCTTGGATGCATGGGAAAAAGAGCTAAAGCAAACAAGAAAAGACCAAGAAGAACAGTTTGCTAACTGGGAAAAAGGCATTATTTAATGCTAGATTTTGAACAATATGAAAAAATCATATATTATAAAAATGTTATAAAAAACACTAAAACATTAGTGGATTCTATCGAATACACAGATTCTTTAGTTGATGAAAACTCTGCATTATCAAAGTGGGAAGATTGGGATGTATCCGACAACTCTTATACTTTTGGCAAAAAAAAGAGTAGTTTTCTTAATAAGTATAGTACTTCATCTTTAGATGTAAAATTTATACTTGATTCTATAATTAACCCTATTCAGGAAGCATCTCTGGATTATTCAAAAATGTTTAATATTGATATAGGATCTTTAATGCCAATATCAATAAGCAAGTATACAGAGGGAAAAGAAATGGGGTATCATGTTGATTCGTATGGAGATGAGAGATCTCCAGTAATATCTGTAGTTTGCTATCTAAATGACGACTACACTGGGGGAGAAATTCATTTTAAGGATCAAGATGTTAAGATCAAGCCAGAGGCTGGAAGTATTCTTATTTTCCCATCTGTATCCCCATATTACCACTCGTCTTTGGCTATCAAGTCTGGGATAAAGTACATATCCCCTGGATTTTGGTACAAAGATGTGGTAAAATAGTAAAATAGATTATTTATGAGCATAGGAGATTCATATGAAGTTTGAACTAGATCCCAATATCGTCAAGGTGGCAGATGGAATTTTTTGGTATAAAAATTTTTTATCTAAAGAGGTAGTTGATGAAATCAACGCAATTACAGCATCTAAACAAGTAAAGCCACACTACTTTGATGAAATTGATTTTGAAACAACAGAGGCTATGCCAGAACTTTTTCCAATATGGGAAAAGGTATCAGAATTCATCAGTCCAGATTTAGTTGTACATCCACTATTAAATATGATTTATTATGCTGAAGACGTAGAAATGCAACCTCATTGTGATAGTCCAGGAGAAGGCATGACAGAAAAATTAACTGTTCCTGATGTGTGGGGAACCTGTTGCATTTTGTCACATGGCGTTATTGTATACTTTGGTGATTTTACGGGTGGAGAATTATACTATCCTAATCAAAATGTAGAAATTGCAGTTCAGCCAGGGGATTTGGTTATCCATGGTGCACTAGCAGAACACATGCATGGAGTTCGTAAAGTAAGTTCAGGAAGAAGATATGCTTATTCCAATTTTGCATTAAAGCCAGAAAAAAATCCAGGATCTTTCTATAATTATGGAACTAAAGAATATTTAGAAGTATCTAAAGAATTAGATAAGTGGTCTTTACCATTATTTGCTAACAAGGATTCTGTTCAAATGGAACAAAAAGAAGGACATTACCTAGATTAATGTCGGATGTTAAAAATCCTAGAATTCATGCAAATAAAACAATAAAGAGCATAAATATCCAAGGGTTTTCTCATGAGCCAATTTTAACAATATCTCATTGTATCAATTTAGTTATTGGATTACTGACATATCCAGAAAGTCATCCTTGTGATTTAAATGATGATATCAAACATATTACAAAATTTGGAAAAATACTATATGGGCCATACGCAACATACGTAAATAAAAATATTCCTGAACAAGAAAGTACATTTATTTTAGGATTAAATAGCAATATGGGAAAAGGCTTGTGTTCGGTAATCAAAACACCATGTCTTAATATGAATAATGTATGTTTTGATAATGATAAAAACTATACAACATATACAAGCTATATAGAAAATCCTGATATAATTGTAAAAAATGTTTTTGTTGTGTTTGAAACTGGAAATATGGTACTATCTTTTGATAACTCCGTTTTTCCATGTAAGATAGACTTAAATATGACTACTACTGGAATTGTGGATGCTAATCTAATAATTGATCAGCTAACAGCTCCACCTACAATGTTTGATGGAATGGGTATGGTTGATTATACATATTCTGTAAATTCCTTTCCAGAAATCAACTCTTTAAATCTTAAGGGTATTGAAAATTATAACAAAAATAGCGTAAAAAATGAAGAATATAAAAAAGAAGAATTTGATAAAAGGAAAAAAAATATTTACTGCATTCATTGTAGTAATTTTGCAAAATATTGGGATATCGTAGAATTTAAAACACTTCCTGTTTGTGAAGAACATAACAGTAATCATAAATTGCCAGAACATCCCGCATTCTTTTACACTGATTAAATTAATTAAATATGCAAGAACTTTGTAACTTTAAAAGTACTAACCCTACACTAAAGATTTAGATGCTTTTATTAAGCGTGTTTTTCTTTTTAAACTTATGCTATACTTGACACTACTTCAAAAACTCTGAAGTACTCAACTAATTTTACTTTGAAAGGTACATAAATGTCAGAAAGCGTTTTTTCATTTCGTCTATCAGAAGATTTTGTAAATAAATATTCTAAACTCCCAGCTCCATTTGGATTCTCAGATGCAGGATCTAACTCTTTGGGAGAAGTAACATTTATTCGTACATATTCTCGTGTTAAAGAAGACGGGACAAAGGAACGCTGGCATGAAGTATGTCGCCGTGTAATCGAGGGTATGTACTCAGTACAAAAAAACCATGCTAAAGATAATCGCCTACCTTGGAACGATAATAAAGCCCAAAAATCTGCTCAGGAAGCTTTTCAGAGAATGTTTGAATTAAAATGGACTCCACCAGGCCGTGGCCTCTGGGCATTTGGAACTCCTATGACTATGGAAAAACGTAACTCAGCATCCCTTCAAAATTGTGCAATGGTTTCTACTCGTGACATTGATCGTAATGATCCAGGTGCTCTTTTTTCTTGGGTAATGGATGCATTGATGTTAGGCATTGGTGTGGGCTTTGATACTCTTGGCCAAGACAAACAAATGTCTATTTATGCTCCAACTGAGCCAGTATCTACTTATGAAATACCAGATACCCGTGAAGGATGGGTTGAGTCTGTTAGATTACTTATTAATTCATTCCTTCGTGCAAACCAGCCTATCCAAGAGTTCACCTATGATCTTGTCCGTCCTCTAGGTGCCCCCATTAAGGGCTTTGGCGGGGTAGCTAGCGGTCCAGCACCACTTATTGATCTCCATACACGTATTCGCAATGTAATCGGTTCTAGAGCAGGAGAGGCCTTTGATAGCCGTGCAATTGTAGACATTATTAACCTTATCGGAACCTGTGTTGTTTCTGGAAATGTTCGTCGTTCTGCTACCCTTGCACTTGGTACACCAGAAGATGATGGTTTTATTAATCTTAAGAATCCAGAAGTATTTCCAGAAAGAAATTCATACGATCCAGAAAAACCAGGCTGGGCATGGATGAGTAATAATTCTATTGCTGCAGAAATTGGAACAAAATATGAAGACTATGTAGATTTAATTGCAGACAACGGAGAGCCAGGTTTTATTTGGCTAGATGTTGCTCGTAGTTATGGCCGTCTTGCCGATGCACCTGATTATAAAGATGCTCGCATTATGGGCTTCAATCCTTGTGCGGAGCAGCCATTAGAGTCATACGAACTTTGTACACTTGTAGAGGTGCACTTAAATCGTCATGAGTCTAAGGAGGACTTCCTCAAGACACTGAAGTTTGCCTATCTTTATGGAAAGACTGTTACCCTCATGCCTACACATTGGCAGGTAACAAACGGCATTATGCAAAGAAACCGCCGTATTGGTACATCACTTACTGGTATTGCTTCATTTGCAGATACTTATGGTTTGCCAACAACTCGTGAATGGATGGATGAAGGATATAAAAAGATTCGTCACTATGACCATCAGTATTCAGAATGGCTCTGTGTTCGTGAATCGGTTCGTGTAACAACAGTCAAACCATCAGGATCAGTCTCACTTCTTTCTGGCGCTACCCCTGGAGTTCATTGGGGTCCTGGAGGAGAGTTCTATCTTCGTGCTATTCGTTTTGGAAATACCGACCCAATGCTTCACTTGTTTAAAGCAGCGGGGTATAAAATTGAACCAGACCTTGTATCAGCAAACACACAAGTAGTCTATTTCCCAGTAGCATCTGGACACAAACGTGCAGAGAAGCAGGTTAGTCTATTTGAAAAGATCGGTTTGGCAGCAACTGCTCAGAAGTATTGGTCAGATAATGGTGTTTCTGTAACCCTTTCGTTTGACAAGGAAGAAGAAAAAAAGTTTGTTGCCCCAGCACTCAATATGTATGAAGGTCAGCTAAAAGCAGTTTCATTCCTCCCAATGGGAAATAAAACTTATCCACAGCAACCTTATACAGAAATATCAAGAGAAGAATACAACTCATACGTAGGAAAGATCGGTAAGATTGACTGGTCTGCTATATATGACGGAATAGAAAACCTTGAAGCAGAAGGTGAAGCATATTGCTCAACCGATGCTTGCGAAATCAAATTGTATTAAAATACTGGGTATTTAAGTACTCGTCTATTAGGAATATGGTATACTGATGGTTATGGATTCTTTAATCAACCCCGAAACTGGCGAACCAATTGTCAAAAATGTACGTAGACAGGTTATAGAAAAGAAGTATAACTGGGGTCTATATGTATACAAAAAGTCAACTGGAAAATGGTTTACTGACGGAGAAGGCAATGTGCTCAATATTGAGGCAATGCGTAATGACGTAGCCAAAATTGCAGAACTTAAAGCAGCAGCAAAACACTATGGAGATGAAGGCGATGGAGAAGCAGTATTTGTTCCTGGCCTTACTCGTATTTCAGATGAAGAACATTCAGAACAAATGGATCGTATGAAGTCTGGCCTAATTCCATCTATGAACGATCTAGGCGCATGGCATGCAGCGCAGCAGACTCTCAATAAAGCGGGAAAGGCTGCATTTGATGAGTAACAGTGACTACTTAGAAGCCAGACTTGGTACTACAGAAAAACCAGAAAGTCAATTTAAAAATAGCGATCCATTTAATAAGTCCTGGGATGAATTAAAAAATCTTGGGGGACTTGAAGATAACTTTAAACGTCGTGTTACAAGACAAGTAAACAAAGCAGTAACACAAGAAGGATACCTTGCAACTAATGGAAACATTGATCTACTAAGTGACTCATATTTAAATTCAGCAAATGCTGATCCAAAAGGTATTAAGGATTCTGGTTCTAAGGCTATTAATCCTGGACTAGTTTATCGTAATGGTTATGGCTTGTTTGATGTAATTACCCCACCTTACAATATGTATGAACTTGCTAATTTTTATGATACATCTTTTGCCAACCATGCTGCTATTGATGCAAAGGTTGAAAACGTTGTAGGTCTTGGCTACCGTTTTGATGTAACAGATCGAACAATGATGAGTCTTGAGAATAACGCAGATAAAGGTGCAACTAACCGTGCTAGAAATAGAATTGAAAGAGCAAAACTAGAAATTCGTGACTGGCTAGAATCATTAAATGATGACGACAGTTTTACACGCACAATGGAAAAAATATATACAGATCTTCAGGCAACTGGAAATGGATATATGGAAGTTGGCAGAACGGTAAGTGGAGAAATTGGATACATTGGACATATACCGTCTACAACAATGAGAGTGCGACGTATTCGTGATGGATATGTTCAAATTATTGGACCAAAAGTTGTTTACTTCCGTAATTTTGGAGCAACAAATAGAAACCCATTAACAGCAGATAATCGTCCAAATGAGATTGTTCATTTTAAAGATTATTCACCTCTAAACACTTACTATGGTGTTCCTGACATTATTGCAGCCCTCCCTTCACTTATTGGCGATCAACTTGCTTCTCAGTACAATATTGACTATTTTGAAAACAAGGCGGTACCAAGATATGTAATCACTCTAAAGGGTGCAAAACTATCTGCAGATGCTGAAGATAAGATGTTTAGATTCCTACAAACAGGTCTAAAGTCACAGTCCCACAGAACTCTTTATATCCCACTTCCTGGCGATAGTGATCATTCTAAAGTTGAATTTGAGATGAAGCCAATTGAAAACGGTATTCAGGATGGATCATTTAAAGAGTATCGTAAGCAGAATCGTGATGATATTTTAATTGCTCATCAGGTTCCAATTTCCAAACTTGGTGGTTCAGAATCTGGTGCAATAGCAGCAGCCCTTGCCCAAGATCGCACATTTAAAGAGCAAGTTTCTCGTCCAGAACAACAGC